TCCGGGGTCGTCGCGTCGTGAGCGTGCGGCGGGGTTGAAGGTGTGGGATGACGATTGGACGGGTGAGCTTCACGCGACCCTGTACCTGCCGGACGCGATTTTCAAGTACCGGTCGGAGCGGCCGTCGACGGGTGGGAAGCCGCGGTGGGTGCCGCGGCCGGTGGTGGGTGAGGGGTGGCCGGCGGGGAACCCGTTGGGTGTGGTGCCGTTGGTGGAATTGCCGAACAACCCGCGCCTGTTGCTGGGTGGGGTGTCGGAGTTGGCGGATGTGACGGACATCCAGGACCGGGTGAACAAGACGTTGGCGGACCGGTTGGTGACGCAGGACTACGGCAGTTTCCCGCAGAAGTGGGCGAAGGCGTGGCCGGAGACGGATGAGGCTGGTGAGCCGACACCGCCGATCGACATCGGCCGGAACCGGATCATCACGACTGAGGTGAAGGAGACGGAGTTCGGTCAGTTCGCGGCGGCACCGTTGGACCCGTATTCGAACGCGAAGCGTGAGGATGTGAAGGACATCGCGTCGCGGACGCGGACCCCAGCGCAGTACCTGTTGGGTGAGATGTCGAACGTCAATGGTGAGACTTTGAAGGCGTCCGAGTCTGGGTTGGTGTCGAAGGTTCGGCAGCGGCAGCGGACGTATGCGGAGGGTTTCGAGCAGGCGATGCGGTTGGCGCGGCGTGCGGCGGGGTTGCCGGACGCTGGTGCGCGGGGCATGGAAACGATCTGGCGGAACCCGGAGTTCCGCACCGAGGGTGAGTTGACGGACGCGGTGATCAAGCGGTTGCAGACGGGGATCGCGTCGTTGCGGCAGGCCCGTGAGGATGTGGGGTATTCGGCGGCGCAGATCGCCCGGTTGGAGGCGGAGGACGTTGAGGCTGGTGCGGCTGACCCGGTGCTCTCGGCGGCGCGGGCGTTGACGCAGCCGGCGGTTGGTGATGTTGCCGCAGGCAACGGCTGAGCACTATGCCCAGCAACAGAGGCTGGTCGTTGCGACGCTCGGTTTGACGCGGGATGTGTGGGCTGGGATGGGCCCGGATTTTGATGCGTCGTGGGCTACGGTCGGTCCACGGGTCCTGCTCCTGACCGCGTCAGCGCAGTTGGGTGCCGCCCGTTCGGGTGCGGCGTACGTCCCGGACACGCTCGCGGAGCTCGGGACGCCGGTTGACCCGGTGGGTGAGGTTGTTCCGGCGGCGTTCGCGGGTGTGGCGTCGGACGGGCGCCCGTTGGGGTCGTTGCTTGGTGAGTCGGTGATCCAGGCGAAGTCGGCTCGCGCCAACGGGTTTGGTGTGGAGCAGGCGTTGGCTGTTGGTGGTCGGGCGTTGGACATGTACGTGCACACGCAGGTCGCTGACGCGGCGCGCGGCGCGGCGTCGGTGGGGATCACGGCCAGGCCCCGTGTGGGTTGGGTGAGGATGGTCAATCCGCCGTGTTGTGGGCGTTGCGCTGTCCTTGCGGGGAGGTGGTACCGCTGGAGTGCCGGGTTCGCCCGGCACCCTTGACTTCGCTGCGACTGCCGGCATATTCCGGCGCCTGAGGACGTCGCGGACGACCTGACCACCGACGCTGCCGGGTTGTTCCGTAGCGGGCAGGTGCGTGGGTTGACGCATGGGCAGCGTGAGGCGATCGCCGCTGGTGCGGACCCGTCCCGGGTCATCAACGCGTCCCGTAAGGCGTCGGGGATGACGACCACCGAGGCCGCCGTGCGCGGTCGGCGCAGGTTGACCCCGGATGGCATTTACCGGGTCGCATCTGATCGTGACGAGGCCGTGCGCCTACTGAGGCAACACGGTTACCTCACCCGTTGACGTCCGGCGCAAGGCCGGGACGAATCAAACTGAAGGAGCTGCCGCAATGGCAGATGACACCAGCACGGACGCAACCACCGATACGGACACGGATGACGTCACGGGACCTCAGGTACCGCCCGCAACGGGCGCCACTGACGGGCTCGGCGACGCTGGTAAGCAGGCCCTGGACCGGATGAAGGCTGAGCGGAACGCCGCCAGCAGTAGGGCGAAGGCACTGGAGAAGGAACTTGCCTCGGTCCGTCAGTCGCAGATGAGTGAGTCGGAGAAGGCCGTCGCCGAAGCTGAGGCGCGTGGTCGTACGGCTGCGGCCGCCGAGTACGGCAAGCGTCTCGCCCGCAGCCAGTTCGACGCTTTGGCGGGTCGCCGCAACCCGGACTTCGACACTTCGGGGACGCTCGAGTTCGCTGATCTGAGCAAGTTCGTCGGTGAGGACGGCGAACCGGACCTGAAGGTCATCAAGGCGGCCGTCGAGAAGTGGGTTCCCGAGGCAACCAAGGGCCCCCCCTCCTACGACGGTGGCGCCCGCACGACGGCAACCAAACCGCCGAACATGAACGAAGTCATCCGATCCCTCGCCGGGTTCGGGCAGTAACGAACGCAGCACCCGGCATGGCGCGGGGTGAGCTGCCACATTCCCTAGTCCCCCAAGGAGGACTCAGCCATGCCCACGAACAACATCACGAGCCGCACGGACGTCGGTGCGCTGATCCCCGAGGAAGTCTCCAGGGAGATGCTGGGGAAGGTCACCGAGCAGTCCGCGGCGCTCGCCCTGTTCCGGAAGGTGCCGGTGGGTCGCGCTCAGGTGCGGTTCCCGGTCCTGTCCGCACTGCCCACGGCGTACTGGGTGACCGGTGACACCGGCCTCAAGCAGACTACTGAGGTCAACTGGGCGAACAAGTTCTTGAACATCGAGGAACTGGCAACCATCATGCCGGTCCCGGACAACGTGGTCGCGGACATCGACGCGAACGTGTGGGACGAGGCCATGCCGCTGCTGGTGGAGGCGTTCGGTCGCGCCGTGGACTCGGCGATTTTCTTCGGCACCAACGCCCCAGCGTCGTTCCCGACGAACATCATGGCCGCTGCGGCCGCCGCGGGGAACAGTGTCACGGAGGGCACCGCCGCCGCCGCTGCGGGCGGGTTCTTCGGTGACGTGGACAACGTCCTCGCGGCCGTCGAGGGTGACGGCTTCGACGTGAACGGTTTCGTGGCGTCGACCGGTGCGAAGGCTCGGTTCCGGTCGGCGCGTAGCACGCAGGGTGAGCGCCTGGACGCCGGGCGTCTTGGTGGGGACCTCCGCTCCCTGGACGGTTTCCCGATCATGTACCCGATGCGTGGGCTGTGGCCGACCGGTGCCGGCACGGGTGTGCGGATGTTCGCTGGTGACTTCGATCAGTACGTCATCGGTATCCGGCAGGACATCACGTTGAAGGTGTCCAATGACGCGGTGATTCAGGACAACACCGGTGCCATCGTCTACAACAGCTTCCAGCAGGATCTGACGTTCCTGCGGCTCACGTTCCGGCTGGGGTGGCAGGTCGCGAACACCATCAACAACGACCAGCCGACGGAGGCCAACCGTTACCCGGTGGGCGTCCTTCGTACCGCAGCCTGATGGCGACGGGGCGGCACACCGAGGCCCGTACGGTCACTGTCGGGAAGACGAGTGGATCGGCGGCGCTCACGGGTGCGGCGGGGACGTTCTCGAAGAATGACGTGGGTCGCACGATCACCGGCACGGGTATCCCTGCGGGGGCGACGCTCGTCGCGGTGGCGTCGGACACGGCGGCGACCTTGTCGGCGAACGCCACGGCATCGGGGTCTGGGGCTGCGACGATCGGTGGTGCGCTCGCGGTTGTGGCCGGTGGTTACGGGTTCATCGGGTGGTCACCGGAGACGGACGCTGAGGCGAGCTCGTACACGGTGGCCGCGAACAACGCTGGGACGGTCACCCCGGACCGCATCACGAACACCTACACGTCTGCGGTGTCGCTGCAGCGAGGGAGAGGCTAATCATGGTTGATGCCAAGAAGACCGCGCAGGCTGAGAAGCAGGTCCAGAAGGCGGTGGACGCGGAGACGGAACAGGGTTTCCGTGGGGTCGAGGTCGACCAGACACCGAACGAGGCATACACCGTGGAGGGTGTCACCTCCGGTCAGGACGTCCCGGAGGCGGCGGCGGACCCGGTCGAGGCGCGCCGTAAGGCGAGCCAACCGAAGGACTGACATCTCAAACTCCACTGGGGAGATGTGATGTTCGGTGAGCAGTGTGAGGACGTCGCGTTCCCCGTAGGCAGGGGGCTTGCGGTTGCGCTGCGGGTGCGTGAGCTGCGGCGCAGCCACTCGCGACGACCGGAGCAGGTCTTCAACGCACGTCATCCACTAGGCAGTCTGGTGCCCGTGTCAGAGGCGCCTGCGGACGCGGTGAAGGCTGCGTGGTCGCCTCTGTTGCCGGGGCAGGACGTGCCTTTGCTTTGGGAGGACCGGCCATGACGAATCCCGCGACTGTCGTTGACCTCGAGGACCGGTGGCGGCCCCTGTCCGCAGATGAGCGGACGGTGGCGCAGGCGGTCCTCGACGACGCATGGCACGCGGTCCTGTTGCCGTTGCGGCCGAACCTGCCCGTCCAGGTGGCGGGGGGGTCGGTGTCTGAGCGGACGGTGCGGTTCGTGTTGTGCAGCATGGTGTTGCGGGTGCTGCGGAACCCGGACGGCAAGGTTCAGGAGTCGATTGATGACTACCGGTACCAGCGGGACGCGTCGGTGTCATCCGGGTCGCTGTACGTGTCCCCCGATGAGCTGGCGATGTTGACACTCGCTGCGTCGCGGGCTCGGTCGCGGAGTGTGCGCCTTGTGGCGTATGGGGAACTGTGAGCGCCGAGTCTGTGACGCTCGCTGGCCGGACCGCGGCGTTGGAGCTCATGCGGGACCGGTGTGACATCGCGCGGGCCGACGCCGAGCCGGTGACGGACCCGGATACGGGGGT